CTGATTAAATTTCTTTGATGTCCTCATTTACCTTGTGTGTTTCTGTGTAAGGATTATCTAAATCTTAGATATATAGCACTAATATTAAAACGATTTCTAATTGTTTTATCTCCCCTCATTAGTGCTATTTATGTAAGGCTTAGCTAGCAGATAGAACTGAGTCCCAGAATGGGGTAGGCTTTAGGCTTAGAATCTTATGTTTTATCACTTACAAAAACTCTCAATATCTTACATCTTTATCTAACAAGGGCTGTTCTTGTGAAATACTAGTTGATAAAGATGTAGGATATAAATTATAAAAAGTATCTAGTAATTTTCTAGTAATTATCTAGTAACTTTCTAGTTAATCGTGTATTGAATCGTGCGAAAAGTTGTAAGTAAATTTATTAATTGAATTAGTGGGGGCTATTCATAGCCTGTCAAGCTCCGGGTAGTCCTTACTAATTGAATTAATAAAAGAGAGTTAGGACAGGCTCTCCAAATATATAGGAGGTTATTTATATGGAAGATAGAACATTAAAACAATTATTAATGTCAAGTAGTTATTTTGTATTAAATAAACAAATAGTTAAAGCAATAGGAATAGAATCAGCGTTTTTACTAACAACTTTAATAGAAGCTAGTGATGGACTTGCTAATGATGATGGTTGGTTTTATAAAACTGCTCCATCTTTAGAAGAAGAAACAGGACTTTCTAATCATAAGCAAAGTAAAATTATTGAAGAATTGACAAAATTAGGTATCCTTGAACAAGAAAATAAAGGGATGCCAATGAAGAGATATTTTAGAATTAATTTTAATAAAATAGAGGAGTTAGTTTTTAAAATACAGGATTTAAAAAATTCTAAACCTAGCATTGAAGAAAATAAAAAGCAAGGTTTTAAAAATTTTGAATGCAAGGATTTAAAAAATTCAAATGCATGCATTGAAAAAATTTCAAACAATAAAGAATATATAAATAATAACTTAGAAAATAATAACTTATTAAAAGAAAAAAATATAAAAAAAGAAAAATCTAAAAATGAAGTTGAAACTTATATCAATAATCTAGATTTAGATGATAACTATAAACAGCTTCTATTTAAGTATGTAGAGTACAGAAAATCTATAAAAAAACAAATTAAAACAATAGTACCTATACAAAAAATAATTAGAGATTTTCCTGATTATTTTAGTTTAGATGAAGCTATAGAAATTGCACAAGAGAAGGAATGGCAAGGATTAGAGCCTGAATGGATAGCAAAGTACAAGTTATCTAAAACTAATAATACAAATAATAAACTTGCTCAAAGCAAAGATACAAGCGAATTTTTAGTTGATGATAATTATATAGACCAAATGAAAGAGAGGTACGGATTATAATGACTAGCCAAGAATTTAATACAAGTTTTAAGAAATTTTTAGACTATTTCCCAACTAATGATATGACTATAGAAAAAACAAACATATATTGTCTTGCTCTAAGTTCTCTAAGTGTAGAGCAACTAGATAAGGCTTTTATTTCTATGATTAGAAATAGAGTTTATAAAAGTTTTCCACAAGTTGCTGAAATTATTCAATATGCAACTGGAACCACTGAAAGTAACTTAGATGATAGAGTAGTTTTAGCTAAACAGCTTCTAAAAAATGCACTTATCAGATACGGATCATATACATCAATTGAATTCGAGGACAAAGGAATTCATGCAGTTATAGACAGTTTAGACGGTTGGCAAAATCTTTGCTCGATGTCTACTGATGAACTAGATAAGTTCTTAACTTTTGAATTTGCTAAAGTTTACAAAGCATACACAAGAAATAATTACGAAGTGAGTAAGTATTATCTAGGATATTTTGATGTAACTAATGGGACACAAACTATAAACAAAATTGGTTATAAGGATATGGGAAAAACATTAACTTTAGTTACTCCAAACACTCAAAAAATAGAGTATAAAAGAGATATTGAAGCTGATAAAAAAGGGATAAAACAAATAAAAGAAATTATAGAAAATATAGGAGGAACAGATGGTAATTAAAAAAATAGAAACAAGGGATTATTTAAGAAGTTTTATAACAAAAGCTAACAAGGAAGCGGGAGTTACTTTTAATGCTTCTAAGCTAAACAGTATAAAAGAATGTGAAGATTATTTATTAAATCTAGTTAAGAATCTAAGACATAATAAGCAAGACAACAAGGCTTATGTTAAAGAAATTAATGAATTAAAAGAAGAAATTCAAATTTTAAATGCAGGAAATAAAAGGCTTGAATCTGAAAGAGCATTTTATATAACAGAAGCGAAAGGAGCAAAAAAAGCAAGGGAAATAGAACAATATTATAAGGAATTTAATAAAAATATGGCTGATAAGTGGGAAACTGCTTATAAATTTCAAGAAGGTAAAAATAAAATTATAAGAGATTTTAATATTTTTCTAAGTTTTGTTATAGTTTTAGAAGCTCTTTCAATAGCTATGTTAATTTGGAAGTGATAAGATGAAGCAAAGATTTGAAATTCCATACAAGCCTGATTCTGTAAATGACCATTGGTCTATAAATAAAGATGGAAAAGGTTTAAGACTTAATAAAAAAGGTAGAGAGTTTAGAGAATCTGTACAATGGTATATTAAATCTAAGAAGTATATAACATTTACAGGAAAAATAAAAGTAAATATAGAATTATATTTCAAAGATAACCGTAAAAAAGATATAGATAATTATTTTAAAGCTATATTAGATAGTTTTAACGGCTTTCTTTATACAGATGATAGTTTTATCTATGAACTAAAATCAACTAAGAAATTAGGCTGTGATAGAGATTATTTTGTGATAGAAGTGGAGGAGTTACAAGAATGAGTTTAGCAAAAGTTAAACATATTCCATTTTTAATAAAAAAATTAGGAGATGGAGAATACAGAATAAAAATAAAAGAGGGCAAGATCCAAATATTTTCTAAAAATAAAAGATATGAAAATGAAGAAATTAAAAAGATTTTAGATGAAATCAAGGAAAATGAAAAAGATGAGCATTAAAAACTCATCTTTTTATTTTTGTATTAATTATTTTTATTATATTCTTTTTCTAATTCTAACATTTTTTCAAAAGAAATGATTTCTTGAAGTTCTGCATAGTTGCTAAAATCTTCTCTAACTCCACTTTCTCCACAATCGATAGAAGTTTTTGGATAATCTTCCATAAGTCCTTCTGTTAATTCTCTCCATTCTTTGTAAATTTTTTTTAATTCTTTCATTTTCAAAACCTCCATCTTTTTATTTTTTATTAAATTTTCAAGTTCTTCTAAATCTTCTATTTTAGCAAATTCTTTTATGAATCTTTTTGCATTGCTTTTCATAGCAGATATTTTTTTCTTTTCCTTAGCTTCTGGGTGTTTTTCAAGGTATCTTTTATCAGCTTCTTTTTGTCCCTCTTTAGTTTTATAACCTTTTCTTTTTTTTTCTTCCATCTTTCCTCCTTAATTTGTGAGGGGCTTTTTACCCCTCTATCTTATTCTTTTAAATTTTCTTTCAGTTGCTGGTCTCCAAGTCCCAGCCATTACTTCATCATAATGTCTAGCTATTTCTATTTGTCTTTTAATAGCTTCGACATCATTTTCTTGTCTATGGAATATAAATATATTTTCATAGACAGATAACTTTAAGATAACTCCTATTTTTTCATCTTCTACAAAGATTACTGTGTTTTCATCTCTGTAAAATTTTACTCCTAGTTCATTGTGGTTCATTAATTCTTTTAACATCTTCATCACTCCTTGATTTTACTTGATTTTTTTATTAAGAAGTGATATAATCTAAGTGTCAAGGCTTAGAGTTTATCACTCTTAGTTTTACCCCTCTGGGAGAGGGGGATAAATTACTTATCTTTTTTAGTAATTGTAATCGAGAACGACCAAGAACCAATTACAATTATAAATTGGATTTTCATTTTATCACCTCCTTCCTTTGAGGTACTTTTATAATAACATAGTTTTAAACCTATGTCAATACTTTTTTTTAAATATTTTTTTAATATTTTTGTAGAACTCGAAAAGTCCAATAATATCAATAGAAAAAAGTATAAAATTTTTTTTAAAATAAATAAAAGATATCTTACAATCAAAATTTAATTAAAGTAGATGGGATATATAAGAAGAAGTTTATAGAAATATAAGCAACTTTTTATGTGTCCCATTTTTTTATTTTTTCTGCTTGGAGGTGCTGAAAGATGTGAGTACAAGACAAGAAGTTTATAAACTAATAATAGAAAAGAAAGATAACAAAGAAATAGCAGCAACATTAAATATAAGTGTAAGAAGTGTACAGCTTTATAGAAAAGAATATGAAAAAGATTTAATCAAAAGCGAAAGCGAAATTAAAAACGAAAGCGAAAGCGAAAAAAAGAAACGAAAAGAGAAAGCAAAAGTTTTAATTGAGACGGGAGCAAGTTTAAAAGAAGCTGCTACACAAAGTAACACAACAATAGATATTGTTAAAAGATTAAGCAGTAAAGAGAAATTACAAGTTAAGCAACTAGATTATTTAAAATCTTTAAGAGAGAAATACAGCAAAGAGATAGCACAAAATAAAGAAGATAGATTTTATATAAATACTGAAGCAAAAGAAGAAATTTGGAAAAAGCTAAAAGCATTTGGAATATCTAAAGAGTTACAAGACACTTTAAAACAAAATGAATTAACAGAACAAGAAATACTTGAGCTCAATAGATTAGAAAGACTTGAAAGATTTGAGCTAGAAAAAGCTAAGTATAAAGATAATAGATTAAATATTATATCTGAAGAACTCTCTAACTTAACAGATGATGACATAGAGAAAATTTTACAAATAATAGAAAAATCAAAAGAAGTTGATAAAAATGAATAAAGTATATAACTTCTTTAAAAAAGAATTAGAGAGAAGAAAAAAAGAAAGATTAAAATTTTTTGTATTTAAAGCTAGAGATTATCAAAAGAATATTATAGATACATTCAAGTCTAGATTATATAACTTTTTCATAATTTGCTGGGCTAGACGGCTAGGTAAAGATTTACTTGCTTTTAGTTTAGCTTGTGAAGAATGTTTGAATAAGCCTAATACCATTGTTTACTATATGTTTCCCACAATGAAACAAGGGAAAATGATGATATTAGAAGGCTTCACAAATGATAGAAAAAGGATAATCGAGGAAGTTATTAATAAAGAATGTCTATTACTACCAGAAAAATCTGGGAAATTGTATCACTCTGATAACTCTTTAAGATTTAAAAATGGATCTATCATTTACTTTGTAGATGCTCAAAATGCAGATACCAAAATTGGTGGTAACTTAGATATATTAGTTATATCAGAAATGGCAACTATAAAGAACAGAGATATATTGCTATATTTAATCCCGTCAGTAATGAATGTTAACGGTAAAATCATACTTGTAAGCACTCCAAGATTTGCTAGTTATTTTAATGAAATATTAGAGAGTGTTGAAAACTTAAAAATTTGGTTTAAGAGCATTTTAAGTGCAGTAGATAAAGAAGCAGTTGACGAAAAAGGAAACCCAGTTTGGAGCGATGAAAAGCTAGAAAAAGCTAAGCAACTTATGAGTGAAAGCAAATTCAGACAAGACTATCTATGTGATACAGATGTAGCGAATGAGAATGCTATTTATGCAGCAAGCTTATTAAAAGCAGAGTGGATAAAAGAGATAAATTTATCTAACAAAAAGTTATATGTTAGTGAGGACCTGGGGATAAATGATAGTACAGCCTTAGTATTTACAATGGATAATACTATAATTCATCATTATGCTAACACAGATAAAGCAACAATACATTATATAGAGTACATAAAAGCATTTATGAAAGAACATAATATAAAAGATGTAGAGGTTATACTGCCTCACGACGCTAGAAATAGGCAAGACGCTATTGACTATTTAACAAGCAGAAGAGAAGCATATAGCAAACATTTTAGAGATGTTAGAGTATTAAGAGCTTATGAAGTTAATAAGACAATAGAGATTACAAGACACAGTATAGAACAACATAAAATTAAGTTTTTAGACTGTACTAGTGTTAGGGATATGGTAAGACTTATGAAAGCATATGAGTGGAAAATAGATAACTCTACTGGGGAAAATCTAAGAGTACCAGTTCATGGCAGAGGACTTGCAGCAAGTAATACATGTGATGCACTTGAATATTATTGTATGCGAATGTTTTTAGAAGTATATGAAAAAAATATAAAAGACTTAGATTGGGGAAGTTATGAGAATTAAAAAGCTTAATCATAATGAAATAAATGTAATAGAAAGCAAAATTAATAACTTAAGAAGTAAAGAATACTATAAATACTATTTTGATGAAGGCGAAAAAATAAATTATCCTGATTCAGCTTACTTATTAGATAAAAAATATTATATTGATTTTACATATTATGATAATGATTGTTTTTTTGGAATTATAAATCTTAATAAAAGTAAATATGATAAAAATTCTTATTATGAATTAATGAAATTATTTGACAAGAGATTACAACATTATAAAAAAATAAGCATGTGGTGTTTTATAGAAAATAAAACTGCTTACAATTTTCATAAGCATTTAATAAAAAAATATAAAACGAAACATTACAAAAATGAAAGATATTCAGTACTGGAGGTATATCATGAACTTAAAAGAGAAATATGAGCAAAAAATTTATTGTAAGGGTGGTGGAGGTTTTGGTGGAGCATTAAAAAAAATTGGAAAAGGTGCTAATAAACTGGCAGGAAATTTAACAGGTGGATTATTAGGGAAATCAGTTGCACAAAGAAATCAAGAAAGAATGTTAAAACAAGCTAAAAAAGATGCTTTTAGACAAGAACAACAATTTTCAAAGCAAATCGCTGAGGAAAACAGAAGGAGAAAAGAAGAAGCTGATAGAGCTGAAGCCGAAGCAAGAAGAGCTAGAGAAGAACAAGCTAAATTACTAAGAGAAGCTGAAGAAAAGAGAAAAGCTGAAAGTGATTTTAATCAAAGATTAGAACAAGATACAAGAACTATTGCTAAGACAAATGTTAATCAAAATTTTAATCAGCCAAAAACAACTGTAGACTATTCTAATGCTACGAATGATTTTAAAAATGATTTTAAAACTGAAGATGATGAAGATATTGACAAGTTAAAAAAAGCTTTTAAAAGAAAGCTATAGGAGTAACTTATGATATTAGGAATAACAAAAGAAAAATTAGAATTCTACTATGATAATGCAAAAAAGTACAAAGAAGACATAAGAGGAGTATACAATGAAGTATATGAATACACCGATGTAAATTTTAGTATTAAAGATAGTGGAACGATAGAGAAGCAAAGTAATAGAGGTGTAGAAAGTGTTATTTTAAAAAGCGAAAACTTCTTGTGTAACTTTATAATGTCATCAATCTTTTCTAAATCTGGAAGATGGGCAACAGTAAAAGTAAATCAAGAAGCTTTGAAAAAAGTATCTGGTGTAGATGGAGCAACTGCTGAAACGCAAGAAAATGAAATAAATAAGGTGTTAGAAAATAATTCAGATACAGTTTATTTTACCAATGATAATACTAACTATTATACAGAAACATCAAAATCTTTATTGGACTGTATAAAAGTTGGGACTGGTATAAGAAAGATTATAGAACTAAAAGACAATACTAAATGCTTTACCTATGCTTATCAAAACTTAGACAATATCTATATTTTAGAGGATAATTTGGGAAAACCTAACATTATATTCAAAGTATATGTAGATAAAAATCTAAATGATATAAACGATTTATTTGGTCATTTACCCATCGCGACACCAAAAGGTTTAAATGAGGAAAAACTTGACGAAAAGATAAATATTATAGAGTGTGTTATTGGAGTTTTTGACGAAGATACAAGTACGTATAAATACTATCATGGACTTTTTACAGAAGCATTTGAAGAAATTTTGTATGAAGGAGAATTAAATTACAACCCTTATACAGTGTTTAGATGGAAAATAAATAGTTCTAATCCTTGGGGAATTGGCATAGGTTTAGAGAACTTAGATTTATTCAAAGAATTGAAAGATTTAAAAGAAAAAAGAAAAAAACATGCCGAAAAAATTGTTAGCCCTCCATTAAACTTTTATGGAAGTATTGATTTAATAAATAAAGTTAGTTTAAAATCTGGAGCAAAAAACTATGCTGGAAGTGGAATAGGTGGAGATAGATATGGAGTAGAGCCAATTAACGTTGGAACTAATCTATTGCCAATAGAAAAAGACATAGAGAGAGCAGAGCAAAAGATAAGAGAAGCATTTATGGCTCAACCTTTGGGAGATGTATCTGATACTAAAAACAGATCTGCTACCGAAATGTCTTTAAGGCATGAAATGTTTAGAAAAGAATTTAGTGGAACTTACGAACTTATAAATACAGAACTATTAGAGCCTACTTTTATGAATGCTTATTACATTATGGATAGCAAAGGCTTACTAGATACAGAAGAGAACAAAAGTTATATAAATATTTCACAAATTCAATATGTAAATGAACTTACTCGTAATGCTGGAAGTGATGAGGTTATTAATACAATAAATTTCTATATGACTTTATCGCAAGTTGTTCCTGAGACGCAAAGACAATTTATTTTTAAAATAGATGAATTGATAGACTGGGCAAGTAAGAAAATGAGAGTACCACTTGATGTGCTAAATAGCAAAGAAGAAATTAAACAGCTGATAGCACAACAACATGAGCTAGAACAAATGCAACAAATGGCTATGATACAAGAGGGAATAGGCAAAAGACAAGATGTAGGCATAGGAGATGAAATAAAAGAAGGTATGGGTGTATTTAATGGAGCATAAAATAGAACACAGAACAGAATATCAAATACTTTTAAACAAATTTGCCAATAACAATGATTTATATAAATTGCTGGAAGAGTGTTTACTTGAAGAGGAAAGACAAAGAGAAAGTGCTTATATAATGTCAGGGGTATACCCTGAACGGAGAAACACAATTATGAAATTAATGACAGATTTAAAGTTTAACGAAGAAAAGGAGGCTAATTAATGGAAGATAATGTACTAGATAATTTACCAGAAGGCAATGGAGAAGGAACAAATACAGATGACTTGAATCAAAATTTACCACCAGATGACAGTACAAATGATGATGGTACTGGGGAAAAAGTGGAAGAAAAGAAACCTTTTTCAGTAGATGATATTCAGTTTGCAGAAGAATATAACATTGCTGGTTATGACTTTTCCAAATTCAAAGGAAGAATAGATGAAAGTTCTTTACCTTATATAGAAGAATATGCAAAGAGATATCAAGAGCAAGGTTTTACACAGGCACAAATTGAGTTTTTGATGGAAGAAAACTTATCAGAAACTCCAAAAGACAGAGATAGTATTATGAAAGAGTTAAATACTTCTCTAACAATGGAGGAAAAGCAAAGTTATAAATATACAGGAACACAATTAAGACAAGCACTTGATAAAAGCAATTTAGGTAAATATTATGATGAAATAATGACAAACCCTATTGCTTTCAAAGTAGTAAATGCACTTGTTAAAAATATGACTCCAGGAGCAAATGTAGGAGCAAAAACAGAAAGAGAAAGTAGAACATCTAGATTAACAGGTTATCAAGCAGTTGATAAATTTAATGAATACTTGAGAGCGAATATTGGTAATGCAGATGTTCAAGGGAAAGTAAAAGAATTAATGGCAATAATTGGAACAGAAGAAGATAAAAAATATTTTAAAGAAACATTAGGTTTATAGGAGGTATTAAATGTCAACAACAACAAACACAAAACAACAACAATTCGCAACTTCAGTTTTAATGGCACAAGACACATTAAAAGCTAGTGGATTGAAAAAAATGGCAGAAAGAGGAAATGCAAAAGGTGGGGAATCTTACACATTTTACAGAAAGAAGAAAGCAACAGCAAAAGATGGAATTCCATCAATGTTTGATGGCTCTTTCGCAGGAGAAGGCGGAGATTTTGATAAATTTCAAGCAAATATAGCACAAATTTCATCTCAAGATAAGTTAGCAGAAACAGATATGTTAAAGACAAAACTAGATTTAAAATCACCAATAGTTTCATCTATGACAAATGCAGTTTTACAAAAAGAAGATGAAAAAATAATTACAGCAATAGCAGCAGCTGGAACTCTTGCAACAGCAGGTAAAAATGCAAAAACAGTTGATGATATAGAAAATATAAAAATATTAATTCAAAGAGTTAGAAGTGCACATGTATTGGCTAAAAATGGTATTGACCAAAAGAAAGGTGTAGCTATAGTAATGAATGAAGAGGACTATTCTGTTCTTGCTTCATCTGAAATCTTTATAAATGGGGATTATCAAGCAGCATTTGGTGGAGGTACAGGAGATACTCCTCTAACATTTTTTGGAGCTGAAATAATTATATCTGAACAAGTTGCAAAAGGAACATTCTATATAATACCAAGTTACACATTTGGTTTCGCAGAATGGGAAAACTCTATAACTACAGATATGGTATTTATGCCAACAGATGGAAGAACTTGGCATTTACAAATAACTAAATCTGTTGGAGTGGTAGTAATTGCACCAGAAAAAATAACAAAATTCACATTTAAAGTTTAATCAATAAAGGGGTAAGGGGATATAAACCTCTTGCCTTTTTTTAAGGAGATAGAGATAATATGGATTTTAAAACAGGTAAGTTACATAAAATTATAAGAGAATTTAAAAAAGGAAATGGAAGATATGAAATAAATGGTATTGACTTAGAAAATACAGTTTTTCTGTATAGAGAAAAAACAAGTCCATTTATTCCTATTCCAAAAGGCAATTATAGAACTGTATCTAATGATAATAAAAACACATTGATAGTCGATGATTATATTAATAATAAGGCAGTTGAGTTTCAAATAATATCGATTTTTAATGCACAAGCTTCTAAATATTTAGAGAAATTCCCTGAGTTAAGTATGGTTGTAGAGCATACAAACAAAATCGTAGATGATATAAATAATATAATAGGTTATTTGAATAGTGTCGGAGTAAAAACTGATAGTAAATATCAAACGCAAATACTAACACCATTAGAACCTTCGTCGACTTGGTATATGAATGTAGATGGAGTTATAGAAACTTTACCTCTTGATGATTTTAACAAAAAGTTTAAAGAGATTATAGAAAATATAAGTGAAACTGCTGATGAAAAAGCCCAAGAACAAGTTAGAAAAAGACTAGAACAATTAAAAGAAGAAATAGAAAATTTTAAAAATACTAAAACAAATGAAATAAGTATAATTGGAAATAATTCAAAAAAAGAGTTAGAAAGCAAAATGCCAGAGATAAATAATAAATTTAATGCTATTGCAGGAGGGCAAATTAATCCTAACTTCATACAAGATCCAGGAGAAAAAAGAATAGGAGAATATTACTTAGATAAAAATACTGGAAAGCTATTTAGATGTATAAGAACAACATCTAGCATTGTTAATTCATCTGAATATTTTAAAGATATGTCAATAGATTC